ACCTGCCGGTGGTGATCGATGCGATGCGCGCCGTCGAGCCGATGGCGCCCGAGCTGATCGCGCTTTATGCGGCGGGCGTCGAGGCGCAGTTCGCGCTCGCACAGGCCGAGACCTCGAGCGAGCATTTCCTCACCTGGGCCTGGCGCCCGGCGGCGATGTGGGGTTTCGGGGTGCTGTGGTTCTGGAACATCGTGATCCTGCACGTCGCCAATGCCTACTGGAAGATCGCGCTGCCGCAAACCGACCTCGGCACGCTCTTCCAGCTCAATGCCGTCTACATGGGCCTCTACATGGGCGGCCACACGGTCAAGGACTTTGTCGCCACCCGCTGGGGGGCGAGCAAGTGACGGGATCGGAACTGGATATCGCACCGCTGATTGTCTGGGCGGTCGGGCTCTCGACCCTGCTGTCGTTTGGCACCACGGTCTGGAACCTGGTCAATTCGGGCTCGAAGCAGAACGCCCGGCGGATCGGCGAGCTTGAACGCCTCGTCGAGGCACAGGGGCGCGAGGTGACCCGGCTTGGCGACAAGCTCGGCCAGATGCCGGATCAAAACATGATGCACCGGCTGGAACTGTCACTCGCCCGCATGGAGGGCCATATCGACCGGCTCGACGAAAGGCTGAAGCCGGTCGCGGCGATTGCCGAGCGGATGCAGGAAGTCTTGATCGAGCAGGGGCGGAAGTAACATGGATATGGCGCAGCGCATCCGGGAAGACGCCCGGCTGATCATCCTCAAGGAGCTGGGCAAGCAGGTCGACGAGCGGCTGCATTCCGGCCAGCTGACCGCGGCGATCTTTGCCTATGGCGGCATCGACCGGACCCGCGAATGGGTGCATGGCGAGCTTGACTGGCTCGAAGAGATCGGCGCGGTCACGTTGACCAAACCGGGCTCGGTGGTCATCGCCACGCTGACCGAAAAGGGCGCGCGCCATCTGCGCCGCGCGATCGCCATCGAGGGCATCTCGCGACCGTCGCGCGGCGGTGAATGAGATGGCCAGAGCCGCCCCCGACAAGGTGACCCGCGGCCGCCTTTCGGCGATCGATCTGATGCCGCCCGAGGCCGACGGCATCATCTCCTGGGCCGCCGCCGAGCTTGGGCTGCGCGAGCGCACGCAGACCGACATCTACGCCGAGTTCGTCGGCAAGTGCGAAGGGCTCATGGCCGAGCACCGGGGCGAGCTGGAGTTCGCGATCCCGGCGTTTTCGAGCTTCAATCGCTACTCGATCCGGCTCGCGCGGCTGACGCGGCGGCTCGATGAAACCCGCCAGATCGTCTCGGCGCTGTCGGCCAGTTTCGACGCCAAGGACAGCGACGATCTGACGATCATGACCGCCGAAACGATCAAGGCGCTGGTGCTGCACATGCTGGGCGACGGCGCCGACGGGATCGCGCCGAAGGACGCGATGCTGCTCGCCACCGCCTTCAAGTCGGCGGCACAGGCGCAGAGCATTTCGACCGATCGGCGCCGCAAGGTCGAGAAGGAATTCGAGACCAGGATCGGCGCGGCGGTGGAAACCGTGGCGCGGGCCAAGGGCCTGACCGCCGAGACCGCCGAAGCGATCAAGGCGCAGATCCTGGGGGTGGCGTGATGCGCGCCCTTATCGTGGATGAGGTGCAGGATCTTCGCATCCTGCGTCCGGCTGGCGCAATTTCCTACCGGTGCCGCGGCGACGGCACTGTAGGCGGCATCGCCTTCATCTGTCCTTGCGGCTGCGGCAACGAGAGTTACCTGCCCATCCGCGGTCGAGGTCATCCTCAGGAGTGGGACTGGAACGGCGACCGGCTGGACCCGACGCTCTCGCCATCGATCTTCAATTCGGGGCTGCCCTGCCGCTGGCACGGCTGGCTTCGCAACGGCGAGTGGGTGTCGGTATGAGCGCCCCGATCTCCGCCGCCGACTGGGAGCGCCAGCGCCGCGCCGCGACTTCGGCGATGCCGGGTGTCATCGCCGAGGTCGGTCTGCCCAAGGTGCTGCTGCCCTATCAGGCGCGCACCGTGTCGCTGCTGGAATCGACCGCAGCCCGCGTGCTCTTCATCGAGAAGTCGCGTCGCGTCGGCCTGACCTGGGGGCTGGCGGCCTATGCGGTGTTGCGCGCCGGGCGCGAGAAATCGGCGGGCGGCATGGACGCGATGTACATCTCTTACAGCCAGGAGATGACGCGCGAGTTCATCGACGCCTGCGCGATGTGGGCCCGCGCCTTCTCGATGGCGGCGATGGAAGCCGACGAGCTCTTGTTCGAGGACGCGAACCCCGCCGACCCCAGCGACACCAAACACATCCAGGCGTTTCGCATCCGCTTTGCCTCGGGCTTCGAGATCCTCGCGCTTTCGTCTGCCCCGCGCGGGCTGCGCGGCAAGCAGGGCGTGGTGATCATCGACGAGGCGGCTTTCGTCGACAGCCTGGCCGAGCTTTTGAAGGCGGCGCTGGCGTTCCTGATGTGGGGCGGCCAGGTGGTGGTCTGCTCGACCCATAACGGCGCCGACAATCCGTTCAACCAGACGGTTCAGGATATCCTCTCCGACCGGGCCCCGCACAAGCACATCCGCATCGATTTTGACGACGCGCTGCGCGACGGGCTCTATCAGCGCATCTGCCTGGTTACCGGCAAGGACTGGTCGCCCGAGGCCGAGGCCAGCTGGCGCCAGGAGATCATCGACTTTTACGGCGATGGCGCCGACGAGGAGCTGTTCTGCATCCCCTCGATGAGCTCGGGCGCCTGGCTGCCGGGGCCGCTGATCGAGGCGCGGATGACCGCGCCCGCCCCGGTGCTGCGGCTGGAGCTGCCGGGCGATTATCTCTACCGCTCGAAGCTCGAACAAGCCCGGCAAGGAACTGCCCGACAACTGGAACCGGATCGACCCGAGAACCGGCGCGCCGGTCGGCATCGACAAGGGCTGGGCCTATGCACCTGGGGCGAGTGTCGCCGAGACGGTGCTGGCGCTGCGCGGCAAGCTCGATGCGCTGCCCGAGCGCCCTTCGATCGATCTGCTGCAGGATTGGCTCACGTCCGAGATATTCGGGGCGTGGCTCCGTGCTCCGCGAGGCAATTTCCCGTTGGTGCGTATCAGCGCCGAACAGGCGACGGCGATCGGCGCCAGAATGCGGGTGGCCGACCTGTCCGCCGAGACCGCGGTCAAGCAGCTGCGTGAGCATTCCGATCTGTCGATCCTCGACTATGCCCAGGCGCAGCGCGTGGTGAGCGAGGCCACCCGGGTCATTCAGGACGGGCGGTACTCGCTGATCTATGTTCTGGAGGTTCCCGGTGCCAACGGCCACGTCCTGGTGGTGAAGGCGACGCAAACGGGCAAGGGGCTGTTCGTGACGAGCTTCCGGCGCCTAAGCGGCGATCCCGGGGTGCGCGCGAGAATATTGCGGCGCCTGTTGAACAAGGAGTGAAAATGACAGGCGGCGGGGCCCCGCACCCGGTTTCCCGGAAACCCTGCATGACGCTCCGATCCGAGGATCGTGCTACGGCCGCGAGAATATTACCGTGTCACACCTGTCGGGAGGAAATATAGCCATGATCACCATCGAACTCAAGGATGCCGAGGTCAGCGCGATCCTCAACCGGCTGGGCGCCGTGATGTCGGACCTCACGCCGGTGATGCAGGAGATCGGCGAGCAGCTGGTGTTCGAGACCGAGCAGCGGTTCGCTCAGGGTGTGGCGCCGGATGGCACGGCCTGGGCGCCGAAGTCGGAGACGACCAAGGAGGTCTACGCGCGGCGCGGTGACAGCGTCAGCCTCAAGCCGCTGTTCGGGCCGAGCGGGCGGCTGCATTCGACCATCGACTATCGCGCGGGGTCGGATTTCGTCGAGGTCGGTTCGGGCGCGATCTACGCGGCAGTGATGCAGTTCGGCGCGGAGCAAGGGCAATTCGGTGCGCATATGGGCCGGACGCGGCCCAGCGAAAAACGACCGAAGTCGCAAGACTACTTCTTCCCGATCCCCTGGGGCACAATCCCGGCGCGCCCCTTTCTCGGGCTTTCCGAGATCGACCGCGCCAACATCATCGCCACGGTAACCGAATGGCTCGAGGGCGCAGCGGCGGGCGCCTCCGGCGGGGCTTGACCGCCCACGTCGCGCGGGTGCAGCATTGATCCGGCCTCAAGCCCCGCGTCTCCGCACACCGTTGCGGATGTAACGGGGCAGCCGCGGCGGCGATGATCGCTGCCATGAACACCAGGCATCTCACCCTTCTCCCGGTCTTGATGGCCGCCCAGGACGCCGCTGCCAGCGCGGCCGCGCCCGACTGGGTGCATCTTCTGCCGGGCAGCGCGGGCGGGATCAGAACCGCCGACGCGCGAGGCCCCTATCATGTAATCGATCCCGCCAGCTTGATCACCGCGTCCTTCGCGGAAGCGGACCGGCTGCCGATCGACGAAAACCATGCGACCGACCTCGCGGCACCGCAGGGGCTGCCCGCGCCCGCGCGCGGCTGGATCGTCGAGATGCAGGCCCGTGCTGATGGCGTCTGGGGCCGCGTCGAATGGACCGAGGCGGGCCGCGCGCTGGTCGCCGACCGCGCCTATCGGGCAATTTCTCCCGTCGTGCTGCACGACGCCGCCAAGGCGATCACGCGGATCCTGCGTGCAAGCCTCGTCAACCGACCGAACCTGCGCGGCCTTGCCGCGCTCAATCAGGAGAGCGATGTGAAACCGCTTCTGGAACGACTGGCCGAGCTATTCGGCCTCGACGCGGCCTCCGACGAGGACGCTGTTTTCAACGCGGCCGCGACGGCCAAGGGCGCAGGCGCGCCCGCGCTGCAATCGCAACTGGCCGAGATCGGTCAGCTGTTCGGCGTCACCGGCGACGGCGCCGTGGTGCTCGAGGCCGCCCGCAAGGCCGCAGGTGACGCCAAGGGAACGCCCCCGATGGTGGTGGCGCTGCAGGCCGAGCTGAACACGATGACCGAACGTCTCAACGTGCTGACCGAGGCGCAGCATCGCGAAAAGGCGACCGCGTTCGTCGATGCGTCGATCCGCGAGGGTCGGGTTGGCCTGGTGCCAATGCGCGATCACTACATCGCGATGCACATGCAGGATGCCGCGCGCGTCGAGAAAGAGATCGGCGCGATGGCAATCCCCGGTCGGCAGTCCCGCACTTCCGCCGCGCCGCCTTCGCCCACCGGCGAGATCGCGCTGAATGCCGAACAGACCAGCGCCGCCAAGGTGCTGGGGCTCGATCCCAAAACCTACGCCGCGACGCTCAAGGCCGAGCGCGCCCATGAGGAGGCCCTCTGATGACTGCCCTGACTTCTGACCGCAACACGACGATGGCGATGGGCGACCTGCGCGAAGGCGCGGTGGCCGCTGCCGTCAAGATTTTCGGGGGCGCAATCGTGATGCGCAATGCCGCGGGGTTCCTGACCCCCGGCGCCACCGCCACCGGTGCTGTCGGCGCGGGTCGCGCCGAGGCGCAGTTCGACAACTCGGGCGGCGCTGCGGGTGACATCCAGGCGCGCTTCCGCCCGGGCGTCTTCCGCTATGCCAACTCGGCCGCCGCCGATGAGATCACCGACGCCGAGATCGGCGCGCTTTGCTACGTGGTTGATGACCAGACCGTGGCGAAGACCGACGGCACCGCCAGCCGCTCGCCCGCAGGTTTCGTCGAAATGGTCGACGATCTCGGCGTCTGGGTGCGCTTCGACGCCGCCATGACCCGCAACGCCTGAGAGGATCCACAGCCATGATCATCAATACCGCCAACCTCGACGCGCTGCGCGTCGGCCTCAAGACCTCGTTCCAGGGCGGTCTCGCCCTGGCACCGAGCCAGCATCTGCGCATTTCCACTGTCGTGCCCGCGACCACGAAGGAGCAGAAATATGGCTGGCTCGGCAAGATCCCGAACGTGCGCGAATGGATCGGCCCGCGCGCGGTGCAGAACCTGCAAAGCCACGACTACGCGATCAAGGAAAAGCCCTGGGAGCTGACCATCGGCGTCGACCGCGACGACATCGAGACCGACAACCTCGGGATCTACGCGCCGATGTTCGCCGAGATGG